CCTGCCGTATTCTGCGCAGCCAGAATATTTCTTGTCTGGTCTGCTGTAAACACCGTGCGCCCCGGTGCGTTCGTGATTAACTCTGGTCCCGCTTCGCCAGCAATGAACGTGTCTGGTGTGTTTTTTGAACCTTTCGCCAACATAGGTATTTCAGATATGTTTATACCCTTTCCACCTACGCCCGGCACCCAGTCTGGCACTTTTACTTTGTTCAATCCACGTATAACCGTGTTGACCGCAGATATAATGCCGTTGATAACGCCCGTACACACTGACTTGATACCCTGCCAAATTCCAGAAAATATTTGCTTTATGCCCTCCCAAGCCTGCCGCCAGTTCCCGGAAAATACACCAGTTATGAAAGTGATAATTCCATTCAGTACGGTTGCAATTCCAGAAATTACACCGGAAATTGCTTGAACTCCGCTTTGTACGATAGACTGGATTGTTGGCATTACAAATTGTATTGCTGCTAAAATTCCTTGAATTATTGGTGAAACTATGTTCCAGATTGTCGTCAGTGCTGTTTGTATCGCAGGTAAAAGCGTTTGCAATACGTTTGTCACCACTGGCAAAATTGCTTGAATTGCTGCGGAAATTGCCGGAAGCACCGTGCTACAAATAAAGCTGAATAATTCTGAAATAATCGGCAAAACATAAGTTGAAATGAATGTGATTATTTCTGAAATAATCGGCATAAGACCAGCAATAAAACTTCCTATCACCGGAATAATTGCACCGATAAAATCAGCAATGCTTTGTATAATTTGCATAATGGTTGGGGCTGCCGCTTGAATAAAGCTAACAATCCCCGGTATTACCTGTGTAACAATCACCTGCAATACCTGTTCTGCAACTGGCACAACGTATGTGGTTATGAAGCCCACAACCTCTGAAACTGCGTTCTTGACTGTTCCCAGCACATTTACGAACGTGTCAAAGACTGCTGCGCCTTTATCTCCGAACAACTCTTGTATCTTGTCACGGGCTGCACCTATGTTCCCATCAGAAAACACATTCTTTATGGTGTCGCCTACGTTGGTAATGACTGAAACAATCTCGTCAAAGACTGCCAGTGCTTCATCACCAAAAGTCCGCTGTATAAATCCCCTTATCTCTTCAAGATGGTTCTTTACAAGCTGTATTACTGTAATAATTGTTGTGATAACGCCCACAACTGGCAGTATCTTTCCTGCAATACCTCCAAGCGGTCCCAGTGCTGTTTTTGCAAGGTTTCCAATAGGACCCAGCACCGTTTTTACCGCATTTCCAAGCGGTGCAATCAGTGTTGTTGCCTTGCTAAATGCTCCGGTAATTCCCTTTGTTATGAAGCCGCCTACTTTTCCAAGTGGGCTGTTTGCAATCGCACTGCCTACCGTTCCAAGTATCGGACCCAGCTTGCCGCCAATTAGTGAAAATGGTTTCAGCATAAGTCCCAGCATTTTTGTTCCGGCTCCTGTCAATGCTCCGCTTGCTTTTCCTGCAATTCCTAAAAAGCCGCTGACAATGGACTGTTTCACGCCGCCCATAAAGCCTGTTACTGCTCCAACAACTCTGTTGCCACTGAATATATTACCTATTGCAGAACCTACGCCGCCCATAGCGCCTTTTACATTGCCAAAGTATGACAATATACCGCTTCCAGCTGTTTTCAGCTTTTCCGCAAAACTTACGCTTGTTGCTGCGTTTTCAATGAATCCGGCACGCAGTCCCAGCAGTTTTTTTGCCAGTGACAATATGCCGTCTTGTGCTGATAATGTAACCAGCTTTGTTGTCAACATTCCCACTTTCAATGCCGCCAGCCCTGCCGCTACCTTTAGGGCTGTTTGCACCAATTTGGGGTTTGCTGCTGCAAATTCTGAAACTTTAGTGACCACCACCGCCACTTTGTCTGCCAAATTTCCTACAATCGGCAGTAAGTTTTGACCAAGAACAATACCCAAGTTTGCTATACTGTTCTTTGCCTTTTCCATTTTGGCTTCTGTGGTGTCTTCCATTTTGGCAAATGCGCTGTCTGTTGCCCCAACGCTGTTTACCATGTCTTGTACGCTTGAATTGAAGCCGTCAACTCCGTTTGACAGAAGCGACATTGCCGCTTTTCCGGCTTCTGAACTGCTGAACATATCAGATAGGGCAAGACCAGACTTGCTGGCTTCTTCCTGTATACCTCCCAGAATTTCCCCAAGCGATTTACCGCTTGCCATCAATTCTGCAAAGCTGCCGCCCATCTTCTGCCGCAATAGCTTGTCTGTCGTACTTCCAGACTTTGACAACTCATTTAACATACTGTTCATGTATGTTGTCGTTTCTGCGGCTGCAATACCTTTGCTGGTCATTATTGCATATCCGGCGCATAGCTGTTCCAGTGAAACATTGCTGGCGTTTGCAGTTGGTATGATTTTACCCATACTGCTTGCCAGTTCTCCTACTGTCACTTTACCTTTGTTCTGCGTCTGTACCAGCATATCTGATACCGTGCTTACTTTGTCCGCACTCATGCCGTATGCGTTCAATACGGTTGTTAATACGTCCAGCGTTTGCGAACTTTCCGCAAATCCAGCTTTTGCTAACTTCGTACTGTTTGTAACAAAGTTTACGGCGTCACCTGTCTTCTGTCCGGCAGATATAGCGTTGTACACATCATCAGCAATGGCATTGGCTGCAATTCCTGTCTTGTTTGACAGTTCCATTATCTGTTGTGACAATGTGCCCAGTGGGACTTCCTGCGTATCTGCAATGGTTCCCACCTTTGCTATTGCTTTTTCGTACTGCTGCGCTGCCTGCACAGGTCCTGCATACACTGCGGCGGCTACGGCACTAATTGCGCCAATAGTTCCCAGCAGTTGCCCTTTTGTCTTTGAAATGCTCTGTTCTACCTGCTGTTGCTTGTCATTCAGTTTTTGCAACGTCTGCTGTGAAGTTTGCAGCTTTTCATAAGACTTTTGCAGTCTTCCGTTGGCTTCTTCCAGATTATCCGTATTTACTCCGGCTGCTTTCAGTTCGTCGGCATAACTGTTTAATTGTTTTTCCTGTTCTTCGATTTTGGCAGTGGTCTGTTGTATCTGGTTTTCATTCTTTTCAAGCTTCTTCCGCAGTGCTTCTGTGGGTTCGCCTGTCTGCTGCAATTCCTGCTGTAATCGGTCATGCTCTGCGTTAAGCTGCGCCAGCCGTTCTTTGTTCTTATCAATAGCGGCAGACTGCTTTGTGTAGCCGTCAATCTTTGATTGCAGGGAATTGACATTTTTTAAGCTGTCCCGTAACTGGTTATTGGTGTTAATTGCGCTTTTGAATGTGCTGTTAAAATTGCCACCCAGCGACGCTTTCAGCTTAAAAAGCAGTTCAAATTCCTTTTGTGACCCTGCCAAGCTGTTTCACCTCCCTACGCATTATTGCTGTTCTGTTTCTGCTCTTCCGCTTCTTCTTTTTCCACTTCATTTATGGTTTCAATCCATGCAAAAAGTCTGCGTATAGGCATTTGCAGCCAGAACGGGACGGGCGTATGTGAAGCCCTTGACATTTTGTATATCTGCTTTCTTATGAACTTTGCGGGTTCTTTAATTTTTAATAGCCCGCAGCAATTAAAAAATCCCTTGCTTTGTTCTTAATCTTCATGTAATCACCTACCGGAAGACGTCTGATTTCATCAGAAGCAACCCCCGCAGCTTTTGCCGCAAGAATACACTGGAACGCAGAGGAAATTTCCGGTGAAAGTGCATATTTGTTCTGGTCTGCAAGTTCCTGTTCTACTGCTTCAATATCTTCACCAGTTAAATTGTCAAAATAGAAAGTTAATTTTGTATACTTCTTTCCCTCAATCTCTCTGGGCTTTTTGAATGTGTGTGTATAATTCAAGCTGCCGTCTTCTTCCTTGTCTTTCTTCTTGTCGTCAAAATTGACCACTCCGCTTGCCTGTGCTTCCTGCATTTCCTTTTCCTGCTCTGTTACCTGCTCCATGTTTTCAGTTGTATTTGTTGTATCTGACATTGTTTATTCCTCCATATCTTTGATTTTAGGCAGGAAAAAACCAGCGGTCTTCCCGCTGGCTCCTGCTTTTTCTTCTTTTACTTTCCTAACGCTTTTCTAACGTCCTTTAAGTAGTCCTTGCCATTGATAATGCAAATAAAGTTCAGCGGGTCAATCTCTGTCACCTTTTTGCCGTCCATATACATTGCGTAATATGACACGGCGTATTCACCGCTTACATCAGCTGTGGAAGCTGCCGCAACTTTGCCCAGTGCGGTTTTCTTCGGCTTCACTTTCATAATGTGTTTTACGCCTGCCACTTCATTTGCGCTGGTGCGCATATTCATTCGCTGCTGTGCTACACGCAGGTCAATTCTATGCACCCGTGGTTCCATCAATGTGACTGCTGCCGCTGTAACTGTGCGGAAGTTGAAAGTTGTTGACATTGCATTTAAGTGACCAATAATGATTTCTTCAATATTGCCCGCAATGCCTGCGCCGCTCAACTCTTCCGTCATGTACTCTAAGTCTGGCAGTGTCACTTCTGTGGTTCCCAGATACTCTACGGCGTCTTCGTAAATCGCATAGTTAATAACTAATTCGTCAACTTTTGACATTCTGTTTCACCTCCTGTTATGCTGCCACCAGTGCTGCAAGATATGACAAGTCATATTCAAGCACAAAGTCCATCTTCTGCATTGGTGATGGCGGCGTCATGTAAATGTGAAAACGTACAATGCCCGCTTTAAGCTGGCTTTCGCTGTTCTCGCTTGCGTTGAACTCTACACGCCCACCAATGATTTTTTCATCAGTTGTAAGACTTGCCAGCCAATCATTGATTGACTGCACAATAGCGTCAATTAGACGCCTTTTAGTCCCTCTGTCAATGTAGTTCCAGTATGTCAAAATAAGTGTCTTTGCAACCCACTTGAACATACGGTTGATACAGTAGAAATAGTCCGTCACGTCTGTGTTGGCAGGATAACAAGCTGTATAATTCCCCCAGCTTACAAAGCCATTAAAGAAATTAAGTGCTGTCACAACGCCGTTTTCATTCAAGTAGTTTGCCTGCTGAATATCCATGACTACTTCCGAACCGTCCGCAGTAACCATTCTGTCTGCCTGTATGCCCTTGTTTGAAGCACTTTCGCAAGGTGTGCCGCCGCCGTACTCTTCCGCATTGTCTACGGCTGACATACTGGCTGCAAGCTGTGTTGAAAGATTGAAAACTCTATCCCCCAGCGCAACTTTAGGGAAGCAGACAACTTCTGTTCTTTTTGTGAAGTTTTTCTGTTTCTTCCATGCTGGCACTTCCGTGTAGTATGTCGCCCCTGTTTCTGCCGTGCAGTCAATATCCAGAATTGCTTCACCCTCAAACAGTCCGTTGATATTCTCTGCTTTTGCAGACATTACAGCTGCAACCTCTGCGTCATGTGACCAATTCGGACACAAAATAAGGTCTGGAACCTTTGTGTAAAGCGGAAATACATAGTTAATCAGTTCAAGTCCGGTTGTCTTGTGTGTGCTTACGCTGTAACCGCCGATAATGTCACTTTTTGTGACCTGTGAAGCGTCCACGGCGTCATATTTCACGGTAAGTTTGCCCGTGGTTTCTTTTAAGAACTCCACAACGCAATTTGTGTCACTGTAAAATACTTCGTAATCTTCCCCAGCTGTCTTTCCTGTGATTTCCACACTGCCTGCGATTGCTTCCGCAGGTAATACAATCTGACCGTCTACAACGTCCATCTGTGTTTCATCAACTGTTTTCTTGTGTTTCTTAGGGTCAAGAACATTTACAAAGAATACCTGCGCAGAATTGAACAATGTAAACGCTGTATAAATCTCTTCACAAAGACTGTATTTCTTCCAGTCGTCGGAATATCCCAACGCCTGCACTGCTTCTTTGTAACTTGAAGCCATAATGACTTCATTTACTTTTCCGTTTACCATCTGCACGGGTGCTGTTCCAACCACAAAATGTACGCCAGTATCTACGGACACGGGCGTGATTGCGCCATTGCTTGTCTTGCTGGCGTTTACTCCATGTGATACGTCACTCATTTGTTATACCTCCTGTTCTGCGTATGCAAGGGCGGCAGCCTTTAAGTCTGAATAATACTTGTTGTATACATTCCCGGTTGTCTTCACCTTGTCTTTCTTGTCTGCCAGTTTGGAAATAGGAACCAGCATTTTTCTTACAAGTGGGAACTTTTCGAGAATGAAAGAAAGTTCTTCTTCAATCTCTTTGTCTGTTCCCTCAAAAATCTTGTTGCATGGCAGCATTGCTTTTGGCAGGTTCGGTCCAATGTAAATCAGCTTTACTGTTTCTGCCTGCGTATTTGCCGTTTTTGCGGCTTTTTCTTCTGTTGTGGTATTTTCTACCGCCTGCACCTTTTCAGCGTCCTTTTCGGCTGCTGTGGCGCTTGCTGTGGTCGCTTTTGCCATTTCGTCTTCCTCCTGTCTATAAATTGTGCAAAATCTCTGCCACATCACGTTGCGTGACTGGCATACTCCAATTTGTCACCATTTCGCCCATGTAGTATGGCGGCGTGGTGTCTTGATATACGATATATTCCAGCGGCAGTTCCAAAGCAAATTGACCGCCGCCGATTGTCCCGGCTTTCTTCAATTCGCTGCGCACTCTCAAAATCAGATTGAGAAGTGCCAGCGGTCCGTCCTGCCCATCTTCTGAATACACCGCAAATATTATTCTTACTTTGCAGCTGTCTTCCTCTGGTTCGCCTGCTTTCTTGTCGTCCGTCCCTGTTAGGAACTTTAACAGAATGTATGGCACTTTCTGTTGTACGTCGTCTGCTTCCGGCAGCCCCATTTTATAAACTGCTGCTGCTCTTTCTTTTTCTTCATTGCTTCCCGTTCTGGTTCGCACTGGCAAAATAATGTCAGACGTTTTGGAACTAATGAATTTCTGCAATTCTTCCAACAAAAAAACTGGTGTCATAATTCTTTACCCTCCATAACCATTCAAAATCCTGTTCATTTCGTGTATAATTCTTTCGTTTACCAGTTCTTGTGCTTCCTTTTCCAGCCCGTCTATAATATCTTCATTTCCCACCATCTGTGCTGCTGATAGTCCCATTTTCTCTTCAATCGGAAAACGCTTGCGCCCTGTCCTCTCAAATACTCCTGTGTGACCATTGCTTTTCATTTCTGCAACGAAAGCGTCTTCAAACGGTGTCCCGCTGCCACCTTTTTTGACCGCCGCCCGCACCTGCTTTCCGGTTCCGGGCTTCGTCGGCGTTACTTTGAATTTGTACAGTGGTATTTTCACGCCAGAAAACGAAACAAAGCCCGCAAGGTTTCCCGTGCTGGCTTTGGTTATATTTATTCTGGTTGCTTTCGTCAGTGCTGCGCCATTTACGGCATATACGGTTTTTACCTGCTTTATTGCCTGTGTCTTCACTCTGGAAATACCACGGTTCATAGCGCTGGCAAATACTCTTTCTGCACCTTTTGGAACGTCTGCCAGCAGGGTTCCCACTCTTTCTATTGCGTCAGATGTTATTTCAATCATTCTTCCAACATCTCCAATTCAAGAATTATTTCCCCGTCCTCGCAGTCTGCTTTTGAAATGTTATACATATTGATTGCCCCGGCTTCGTCAATTTCAAGCTGGCGTCCTTTTTTGGGAACGCAACCAAAATCATATAATGACATATAGACCAGACAAGAAGCACGGTTTATGCCCTCTGCATTGTCCCCGTTTCCTCTCTGCCGTTCGTCGGCTGCCGTGTGGTCAATGATTATGGGCAAATAGTGTTTCTTGCCTTGATACCATATATCAGTCATAGTTGCCATTTCTCCGCAGTTGTGAAACACTTTCATGTCACTGGCAAGCTGTGCTTTGAAGTCCATTAGATAGGTGTTGCAACAAACCAGCTGTCTACATCATGCGGAACGCATAACGGTGCAGAAGACAGATTGAGGAAGCGGCGGGCAGGCTTGCGTTTTGTCCATGTGTCCGGTACATATTTACCCTCTACGGTCATAAAGTTGCCGTCCGGCTCCTTAATAAGTGTGATTGCTCCATAGTACATGGAATAATCAGCGTTTGTGCTTAACAGTGCCAAACTGTCAGCAGGTACAAGCGGCTTGTCCTCCGGTTTGTCCGGTTTTGTCCAGTCGTCAAGATACCACTCATTGTACTTGTAAATATCAAGTCCCAGTTCGTGAATGGTTCCAAGGTATGTGACGCCGTTCGGTAACTGTTTAGGCTGTATAACCGCAAGATTGAAATTTTTCACATCAAGCATTTTCTGCACCTTTGCATGATTTACAAACGCATTTGCAACGTCGCCACCCATAACACAAATATCACAGTTTACAAATCCGGTCTTCTGTACGGTTTCGTGCCAGCGCTTCAAATCTGCGATAGGGTCGGAAGTGTCGGCAGTCCACTTCTTCGCTGCTGTTGTGATTTTCTCTTTGTTTGTAAAAGAGAAGTCAATCACTTCATTTACTCCGTCGCCAATGATAGGGATTGTGCCAGTAAAAATGGTCTGTACGCACATTAACTCTTCGCGGCGTAAAATCATTTCTCGCAGTTCCTTGAAATCATCAGCCATTTTAAGCACTGCACGTTCCGCAGGTGTTCTGCCAGAATAAAGGCTTTCACCCGGTCTGCGCTGCAAAAGGTCGTCAACTGTTGTGACCTTTTCCGGTGCAACTAAAGGCGGTGTGTAGGTCTTTGTTTCATAGCCAGTGTTTGGCACTACCTTTCCACCAACCACACGGCTGACGAACGGTGCAACCTTTCTGCTGCCTTTCTTGAAATCAACATCAACATTCTTTGTTACGAATGTTTCTTCATGTTTGAAAAATGTACTTCTGAAAAAAGTACGCACGGGCGGTAATTTCTGAACCACTCTGCCCATTGTTCGTGGTTCGTAAATAGATACTTCATTTGCCATGATTGTTTTATCCTCCTTACTTCAAAAAGATTGATACTTTTCGCAGTGCTTCTTTGATTTTTGCTAAATCTGCGCTTGCTTCAAGGTTTAATGCGTCAGCGAAAAACTCACCCGTCAAATAATATGTGACTGGTTCGCCCTTGCCTGCTGCTGCCGCAGAAATTCCGATTGCGTTCGCTTCTTTTGTTGTAGCAACCGGAATGATTTTGTTTTCGTTCTCTGTGTCAACCATTACTGGTGCATACTCTTTGATTTCTGCGCCCGCAACTCCCGTTTCCGGTACTGTTGGGAAGTCGCCAGCAAAGAAATTTTTCGGTGCTGTTTCCCTCTTCTCTACTGCGTATTCACTCATTTTGCGCTACCTCCTTATTTTGTATCTGGAAACAACTTGTCAATAGCGGCATTGAACGGGTCTTTTCCGTCACCGCCTGCGTTGTCTTCCGGTGTTACGCCAGATACGCCGTTTGCCCCGCCGTCCTGTGCGTCCTGCTGGCGGTTCTGAATGTAAGTTCCACCCGCTTTGTTCTGCTCTGCAATGATTTTCACCGCAAGTTCCTGTGCGGAAATAGGGTTTTCAAACTTTGCGTCTGTCGCAAGTGTTGCATAGTTACCGTTTGCCAAGTCTTCAATGCCTTTAATTCTGGCACGTTCTGTGGCTGCGGCTTCGTTCTGGATTGTCGCTACTAAATCCGGGTATGCGGCTTTTAGTGCGTCAACCGTTGTGATTTTGTTTTCTGGTGCTGCCATTTCTGGTTCCTCCTTTTCTTTTGGCTTGTTGATAGGTTCTGTTGCACTATTTACTAAACTACCCGGATTTTGATTGTGCGGGCTGTTTAATAACTGGGTTGGAATACTCTTGAACATGGAAACGTCAATGGGTACTGAATTAACCACAATTTTTGAAGAATTTTCAACAACTGTGCTGCTTTCTTCAAACATCAATTCGTCACAGAAGCCGTTTTCAACTGCTGTGTCACCCGTCCACCATGTTTCATTTGACATAAGCTGTTCTATGTCCTCTGTATTTCTGCCAGTCTTGCTGGCGTATGTGTTTACTATGCTTTGCTTAATCACTTTCAGTTCATCAGCCATCTTTAAGAAGTCTTCTGCTTTGAAAGTGTCCCAAACTGTCATTGCCGGGTCATGTATCATAAATACACCATTTCTGGCAATCTTGATTGTGTCGCCAGCCATAGCAATGATTGTGGCTGCGGAAGCTGCCCAGCCATCAATTTTGACTGTCACTTTCGCTGAACAATCTTTCAGCCTTGTAAAAATTGCATTGGCTGCGAACACGTCACCGCCGCCGCTGTTAATACGCACGATAATTTCCGGCACATCACCCAGCGCCGCAAGTTCTTGATTGAACTGTTGCGGTGTCACTCTGTCTTCCCACCATGACTGCTGACTGCTAATTGCTCCATATAAAAGTAGTTCTGGTGGCTTGTCGCCTGTTGCTGGAATAAAATTCCAGAATTTATTCGTCGTCACTCCGTATGGATTGCCCGGCGTCCTGTTGTCCTGCTGCTGGTTCATTCCCTGCGCCTGCTGCGGCTGTTGGGGATTTTGACTTGTTTGCATTGGCATTGGCAATTTTCTTCACCTCTCTTAACTCTTTTTCTTCGTGTTTCAGCTGTTCAATATTGTTGTAGTAGCTTGTACCCGTCATTTGCATTGTTTCGTCGCTTCGTGTGCTAAAGCCATTCTGCACCCGCTTTTCTGCGGCTGTTGCTTCTTTTACCGGGTCTAACATACCCTTTGCAGGTCCGTTCCATTTCGCCCCGCAATATGCTTTTCTAATCACCGGGTCAGTAAAGAAGCCCGGTGCCTTGATACGTCCTTTTGCAACCGCTTCTGTCAACCACTCTTCATATACTGGCTGGCAAAAGTCTGTTGCTAACCAGTCCCGGTACATATTAAACATTTTCCACGCTTCTTCCAGTGCGCCTTTGCTGGCTGTGTAGCTGGAATTAAAGCGCTTCATAAGCAACTCATAAGGTATTTCAAGGCTTGCGCCTATCTGCTGGCATATAGCTTCCACAAAGCCGCCAAAATTGGCGTTTGGTCTGCCGGGGTTCATGTCGTGCGCCTTTTCGCCCTCGTTTAAGTCGATAACGGCACCCGGCGCAAGTTCAATGGTGGTTTCGTCCTCTGCGTCCACCTGCACTTCTTCCGGTAGCATACTTCCTATTGCGTCTTCGCTGCTTGCGTCTGCCTTTTCAATAAACACCGTGAACATACCGGACACAACCGCTGCCACCAGTTCGGCGTCCGTGTATCTTCCAAGCTGTTTCAGACTTTCAATAACCGGGGCAAGGAACGGAACGCCCCTGCGCTGTCCTATTCGTTCACGGTTCATAAGGTGCAGCACGTTTCTTCTTCCGGTTGTTTTTCCGAACGCTTCCACCCTCTGCCAGCTAATATCTGCATAGGCGTAGGACAACGGGTGGTGGTCTGCTATGTGATACGCTACAACTTCCCCGGACTGGTCAACCTCTACACCTCCAACAATTTTGTTGTCTATTGTGTCGCAGTTATCCGGGCTGCAAAGCCTGTCTGCTTCTATCAGCTGCACACGCAGGTCATACGGCTGGTTTAGTCGTGGCTTGACCGGAAGCACTGCCAGACAGTCCCCAGAAATAAGCCAGTTCAAAAAAGCCAACTGCTGCAACTCATAAAAGTTGTCAATCCGTGCCATGTCACAATCCGTACTTTCTGCCCAGATATTCCATTCACGTTCAATCTGCTTTTCAAGTGTTCTTCTTTCCTCTGGTGATACGCCCAGCAATTCTGCGTCAATGTTCGGCTTCAAACGTAGCCCACGCCCAACAATGTTTGTTCGCATGGTTTTGACAGCGCCATTTGCAATAGGCACGCCCATGTATAAATCACGGGTACGCTGCCGCAGTATCGAAACATTGTCTTCTATGTCTTCACGGCTGCTGCCGCCTGCATGAAGCCACCCCGCAAGTGATTTTTTCACTACGCTGGCACCATAATTGCTGTACCCGCTGTTCAAAATCTGCAATTTTTGTCTTGCCGCAGTACGTTTCAGTGCCGTTTGCGGCGCCACAACTGCTATTGCTTTGTCAATTCCCGCTGCAATTCCCACGTTTTCACCTCCTTTATTGCATGAAAAAAGCAGCTTTTCACGGCTGCTTTTCGTCTTTTCTTACTTTTCCACGCTATAATATTACCCCATTTTTGCAGGCAATGGGGGGAAATAAACCCCAAAAACGGGCAATCACGGGCAATTTTTTATAAATCCCGTGGTACAAATCGTTTTGCACGGTTCCTGCCGCCATATTTTGCCGCATTTTCAAGCGCAGTGACTTTCCCTTGCCAATATTCAATAGACTTTCTAATTTCGGTCAGATTGGCTTTTGTCATAGTCCTGCTACCTATCGTGTATGACTGGGCGTTTGTCACTGCCAGTTCTGCTTCCAGCCATGCGTCAAGGTGTCTTTTTGCTGTTTCCAGTGTAATTCCTGCCATTTATAAAATTCCTCCACTTCTTCTTCTGCCACGTTTTACAATTTTCTTTGCTGCTGTGGCTTCTTTCTTTTTGTCCGGTTTCTTCAATGGTACATTGATAATTTCAATGGCTGCCGTTGCGTAGTTCCGGCAGTCCAGCGCTTCGTTTCGCTTGTGTTCGCCTTTGTCTTTCAGTTCCCATGCAAAATATGGTCTGCCCATTTTGTAGCGCATTACTTTTTTTTCTGACGTTAAGCCCTTGAAATACTTTTCGTCATATCCCTTGCCCTCTTCTTTTGGGAAATGGCAAAAGCCGGGTCCCTCTTCCTCCAGCTTTAGTCTGTCCATAAGCAGGCTTTTTCCTGTGTCGACTCCCAGTGTGAAAAGATATGCGCCCTCACGGTTACTTTTTGATGGCTTCTGGATATATGCAGCTGCACTGTCGTTTGAACCTTTGATTGCAAATACCCTGCGATTAAACCGGGCTTTGCAGAATTTATATACTTGATTGGTTCTGTGTCCTCCACTATCAATGCAGACACATGACAGCTTCATTTTCGTTCCGTCCGGCTTTTCAAAGGTTTGTAGCAAGAATGTGTCAAGGTCTTGCCATACTTGATTGTTAATATCTGAATTGTCGCCGTATATTGCTGCATACCTAATGCCCCAGCTTTCATATTCTGGACCCCAGCCCACAACTTCAATTTCAAATCTGTCGTCCTGCGTATCTACGCCAGCTGTCAAGTACAGCACTTCTTCCGGCACTTCGCACTTGTATTTCTCCCGGCGCTTCATCAGTTCGTCGTCTTCTATGGTTTCCCCGTCTTCTTCCCACGTTTGCCCCATTTCGGTATTAGTCCATACTTTCATCAGTTCCACGTTGCCTTTTTTCATCTGGTCATTTGCTGTTAGAAACTTTTCAACAACTTCTTGCCATGTGGTCAATGTGGAAGCAAGCGTATTCAAGTGGAACCCACGCACGGGGTTGTCTGGGTCTTCATGCACAAAGGTTCCGTCAATAAAGTGTTCTTTCCATTCTGCTTCACTGGATATGACGCCGCACTTGCTGCAAGCATATCTGATTTCTGACAGGTCGTTTTTGTCAAATACAACATTTGACCAGACCAGCGGTTGCAGTTCTCCGCAGCACGGGCACGGTGCGTTCCATTCTCCCCGGCTGCTGTTTTCGTACTCCACTTCTATTCTGGAAGCCCCTTTGACTGTCGGTGTGGAAATGTCCACCTGCTTTTTATTCCAGAACGTAGTCTGACGCTTTGAAGCCAGCAAAAGCGGGTCGCCCTCTTTTCCTGCGCTGGCTGGGTAGGCGTCTATTTCGTCCGCAAGCAATATTCTGATTGTGTGGCTTCGCAGTCCTGTTGGGCTGTTCGCTCCTGCAATCGTTATAAAGCCGCCCGGAAATATCTTTTGCATGATTGTATTACCGCTGTTGCGGCTCTTTTCGTTGATACGGTCCGCAAGTACGGGCGTATCACGCAGCATAGGTGACAGCTTTTCTTTTGAAAACTTCTCTGCCATATCTATTGTCGGCTGTATAACCATAATCGGTGACGGGTCATAATGCACATAATATCCAATAGGGTTCAGCACCATTGCGTCTGTCTTTCCCACCTGTGCTGCCGACATAATCACAACTTTTTTTATTGTAATATCTGTTATGGCGTCCATAATCTCTTTTTGATACGGTGCCTTTGCCGTCTTCCAGCGTCCCGGCTCTGCGGAAGACCCGGCAGACAGTCTGCGGAACTTGTCTGCCCACTGTGAAAGTGTCATTTCTGGTGGCGGTTGCAGCACTTTGAAAATCCGTGTGAACATATCAACTGTGTTTTTCTTCATTGTCTACACCGTACCCAAACACTGTCTGGAAGTCTGAAAGTTCTTCCAATACTTCATCAATGGCGCTTTTCAGCAGCTTAAATATTTCTGTCTGGTCCTTTTTCTTTGATAGAATGGGGCTTAACTTTGCAGGTATAGCCATAAGCCTTGTTTTGAACCTAACAAGTGTGTCTGTCATTACCTGTTCCACGTCCTCTGTGGTGTGTACCTCATTTCTGCGCAGCTGCAATTCCAGTTCTTGTGCTTCTCTTTTTGCTCTGACCAGCTTTGCACGTTCTGCGTTGTAATCTATTGCGCTTTCGCTTTCCGGGTTGTTCTTGCGCAAGTAATTTATATACTGGTGGTTTACGGTCTTCAAGTCGTACAGCCCCGGTCTGATTTCCGTTATAACCTTTTCGTCACGCAGCTGGCGCACTCTGCGTTCTGAAATATCCAGCCAAGCGGCAACCGCCTTTGAAGTGTACGCTTTCAAAACCGCACCCCCTTTCTTTTGTGTCCGAATTGGTCACATTTTTTCTTTTTTAACCCCTACCCCTTTATTTTTTTACCGGGTCGGAAGCGGAAATGAAATTTTCAAAATTATATCTGGGCAGGTTTTGGGCGTCGCCGTACCCGCAGTGCTTCCAGACCGCCGGAAGAACCTATTAAACGTCGTCCATAACGTCTGTGATTTCGTCACTGTCGGCGCTTCCGTCCGGGTCAATCTCAAATTCACCCGTTAGCTTCTGTTTGTTAAGTTCAAGTTGCTTTTCGGCAAGCGTCAAGCGTCTGTCCTCTAACTCATACGCCTTGATACTGTCCAGCTGCTTGATGATACGCCCATGCAGCTTGTTTAGTTCGGCTTCCACTTTCATTGCCCGTTCAAACGGGCTGGACTTAATGACAGACTTCATGGCTGTTTTATATGTTTCTGCCTTGCTTCCCTCTGGGTCTGCGCACTGCTGGTGTTCCATGCCGCAGTCCTCTTCCTGCTGTCTTTCCTCCATGCTCTTTGGTACAATCATGTGTACTATTTTATCTGTGTAAAAGCCGCCTGCTTCTGGGCTTTCATACTCTTTCAATAGGCTTTCCAGATAGGCTTTGCGCAGATACAGCGCTTGCAATTCCTCCATCATTTGTGACTTTGCGGACGGTGTGCCCATGTTCTGTATGGCTGCCGCCTGCTCCGGGTCTATGTCTTCATATCCCGCCTGCGCAAATGCCCCATGTGTTACGGCGTTTTTATTGCCCTTTTTTGCTGGGGTTTTTCCGGCAGCATTTTTGTTGCCTTTTTGACCCCCTCTTTTTTTCGGCTTGTTTTTCAGCGCTTCGTCCCAGCTGTCTTCTGACTTCCATTTTCTTATCCGCACTTCTGGCACCCCTGCCAGCTTCGCCAGTTCCGCTGTTTCAATCTTGCCGTCTGCGTCCAGATAGCGTTGCATTGACTTGTCCCGTTCCGGGTTCCGTGGTCTTCCCATCTTCTCACCTCTTTTCGTTCGTTTTCATTCTTTCCAACTCTTCCAGTTTACGGAAGTATAAAAAATTATGGGCTTTGTAAATTCAAAAAATCACCAAAGCCCACTATTGCCAACGTGCAAATATAACGGCTTAAAGCCTGCTTCACTGGCTTAAATTATACCAGTAAAACGCAGGCAATGGCGGGCAATGATTGCTTATGCAATCCTCTGAAATTGTGAAATAATCTGGTTCTTTTCAAACCTCTGTGAAAGTGTTTCAAGTGCTGTATCTCTGATATTCTTACACTGTCTTTCACTGTATGAATTGCGTACCGCTACTTGTTCCCATTTGAGGTTGTGCATGTAAAAATCAAAAATAATGCGCTTTTCTTTCAGTTTCAGCCTTGAAACTTCCTGCAAAATCTGCGCCTTTAAGGCTTGCAACTGCTGCACCTTTGCTTCATACTCTCTGATTTCGCCGCTGACATAATCTGGAATATTAAGCGCCATATTTTCTGTTTGTCGTGATATATTATTTTTTCCTTTTGGTAGACCGTCGCATTGTATAGCGCCAATGGGATTGTAGTATTGGTCCGTTAAGTCACTTATTATCTTTCTGTATATACTCACCTCCCCGTCTATGTCTTTGTAATATTCCAGCAATTCAATAACCCTGCCTTTTTCCATTGCCTGCGCCATTTGCTTTTCCTCCATTCTTTGTTTTTGCCAGTCTTTCCCGGCTTCTATCCGTCTTGCACGTCAACTGCGTTTTCTCCTGCTGCCTGCTGCCGTTCTTTCTCTTCGTACCCCATACACTTCATGTATCTTTCCGGCTTTTTGCAGCTTTCATAGTGTTTGCAGTCAACGCAAACATTTTCTTTCATTTGTGCTTCCTCCGTGATATGTACCCTGCGCACTCCGGTTCCCCTCTCAATAACCGCATTGAACATGAACCGCCGCACTCATAGGCTTTTGAAATGTGCTTTGCGCATTTTGTATTTGCGCACTGGTTTCGGCAAAATACGGGCATATTGTCTGTATTAAGCATTATTATTGGTCTTTCCATCTGCTGCACCTCCGTTTCTTCTCACGAACTGGAAGCACCACGCTTCATCACGCATGGTTTTTATTGTTCCGTCTTCGTCAATGTATACTGCGTCAATAAACTTCGGCTTTGGTGGTTCCCCCTCTTCTAACGGTCCTGCAAAATCAATCATAATTTGCAATACGTTGTATACTCTTTCGTTGATAATCATTCTATAATCTGTCATGTTTATTGGCATTTCCCGCACCTCCTATGCTGTTTCATGTAAAATTATCTTTCTGAACATACTTTCAAATATCGGAACTGCAATGCTGTTTCCAGCCTGCTTGTATAGCGCCATTCTGTATCTTCCAGAACGCTTCTGGACTGCTTTTGCCCTTTCATAGTCCTTGTCTGTATATCCTTGCAGGCGCCAGCACTCCCGTTCTGTTAAATATCTATAACGCCCGTTTCCGCAGTCAATCACCTGTGCTGGTGTTCTGTCCTGTCTGGTCGTGATTGTGTATGCAAAATCTTTTATTACTGTTGCTCTTCTTATGCCTTTTTCTCCAATCACACTGTACACGCTCGGTTGCGTCACGTCATACACTGGCGGCACTTCGTCGTTGTCCAGAAGAAATTCTGATATGTCTTTCATTGGCGTTCTGATTAAGTCTGAAAAGTCGAACTTTTCACCATTCAGCACCGATACCGTGAAAACCCTTTCCCGTGCCTGTGGCAATCCAAAGTCCCTTGCGTCTAATATTTGATAATTGCTTGTATATCCCAGCTTTTCCATTTCTGCTATGTATTGTTCAAAGTTCTTCTTGTTGTAGCCGTTTAATACATTTTTCACGTTTTCCCAGATAACATATTTTGGCTTCCATTCGCCCATATTTTGAATAATGTGTATTGTTTCCCACATCAGACTTGACCGGGTGCCGCTTCCTTTGTCTGCCCCTTTTCCTCTGTTTATCCTCCCTGCTTCCGCAGTTGCTTTTCCTTGATGTCCCGCAATGCTCATATCTTGACACGGGCTGCCATGTATCAGAATATCTGGTTTGAGGTTCCAGCCCACCACTGATTGTGTTTTATACTCTAATTCTTCCGCAAACATTGCATTGTATGACCTTACGGCGTTTTCGTCTATTTCCACATAGTCAATGGCTTTTGTTGGAATGTTCAAATTTCGCAAAGCACATCTGGGGGAACCAATTCCCCCAAATAGTTCTAAAATCTGTACCACGTCTACACCTCCTGCAACGCTATTACACAATAGCCCTCTTCAAGTGCGCTGCTGGTCGTGTCGTCGTCCATGCAGATAATTTTCATGTCTGCCGTGTTCCCGGTTGCTCTGCCCTCTGCAAACTCAATCAGCTTCACTGTGTCGCCCTCTCTGTAACCGTCATTTTTCAAAATCATGTATGGTCTTGTATGGTCGATTGCAACGGCTTTCATTTTGTCCGGTGATACTCTGATTGTTTTTTCTTTTCTTTCATCAGACGGCAAATGCTGCATTTTCTCTTCCTGCTGCATTTCACGCAGTTTCTTTTGTGTTTCCCGGTCAATAGCTGCCTGCTCTTCGTTGTATCTCTCTTCGTCCGTCTTCTGGGCTTCTCTGCGGTTCTCATAAGCATTACAGCTGGTCACGGTTGCTGTCTTGTCGTGGCAGTCCTCATAGTGTGTGCAGCTGTAACAAAGTGACGTTATCTGCTCCGGCTGTGGGTCAGCATATTCTGACTGCTTCCCGGCTGCGTCCTCTGTGGCTTCTCCTGCTCCCTCTGTGGCTGTTTCTTCCTGCTGTCCGTCTGTTTCATTGCCTGCGGTGCTTTCTGTCGTTCCTGCGGCTTCCTGTTTCTCTTCCATCTGGCTAATATCCATCTGTCCCGGTATCTGCTGCGACGCTTCCCAGTTCTTCTTCAACTGCTTAATGTCTGATAGTGTCAGCACTTCATTTTCTCTGAATACCTCTGCCGCCTGCTGCTGGTAATCTTCCGGCAGCCCGGACACTTCGTAAATGACAGATACAACAATTCTGTTTGCCTTAAACTCTGCCATTAACTCTGGAATAATATTGTTGTATATTGCCTTGTATCTTCCTACCTGTGCTGGGGACATTTCTATAATTTCCGCTAACAAATCACGGGTCCTGCCCGGAATGTTCATGCTTTCTTTTAATTCCAGCACCAGTTTTTCTGTTTCCAGCGCTTCTGTCATTCTCTCCCAGTCTGTCTTCTCTCTGAAACGGTTTGCCATAATCAGTGCCAGTCTGTCCAGTATGGCGTTTTTCTTCGGCTTGATTAAGATTGGAACCCGTCTGAAACGCTCTTTGCCCTCGTCCACCAGCTGCATGACCGCCAGCCGTCTTCTGTGCCCTGCAATGATACGGCGCTTGCCGTCTTCCTCTTCATCAGTCACCAGAAGCGGTTGCAGCACTCCCAGAAGTTCAATGGACTGTTTTAAGTCCTGCACGTCCTCTACGCTGTAAAAGTTGCCTTTTGACGGTATAAGGTCGTAAATATCAGCTGTGCTGCTCACGCCCTCTTCGGACGTGACAACCTCTGTGCCTGCTGCCGCCTGCTGCTGTTCTGCTTTCTGCTGCTCCCCAGCTTCCTTTGACCGCTGGTTTAATAACTCTGTCAAGTTGAATTTCTTTGCTGCTCCTGCCATTGTCTTTTCCTTCTAACGTGTCCGAATTGGTCACATTCTCAACCATTCTTCCACTAACGCTTTATAGTCGGCACTTGCGCCGCAGCGTGGGGAATATAAAATGATTGGCAATCTTTCAAATGTGCTGGGTTTCATTTTCGGTGTCTTTCTGATATGCGTATCAAACACCGGATATTCAAGCGTCTTCAAGAACTCTTCGCCCTGCGTGTCTGCTTCATTTGTTCTGTCGTACTGTGTCACAAAACAACCGCAGAAGCGCAACTGTGGGTTCAAATCCTCACGGGTGTTGTCAATTTGTTCTTTCAGTTCTGCCAGTCCGTCTATTGCAAAATCATCAATGGTGATAGGCACCATCACGTCATCAGAAGCCACCAGCGCATTTATGGTTGAAATGTTAATGTCCGGTGCGTTGTCAATAATGCAGTAGTCATATTCATTCTGTAAGCCGTCAAGAAACTTCTTGAAGCGTGTCTGCTGCGGTCTTGACTGGTCCAGCATGACTTCCAGATTGGCTGTAAGCAAATTCATGTTTGCTGTGATAATGTCTAACCCCTCAAAGTCCGTGTGCTGGATAACCTCTGCCGGGTCAATGCCCCGCTGTGTCATTACCTCTGCCGTGCCCTTATGGTCATAGCTGTGGCGGTTCATAATCTTGCTTGCGTTGCCCTGCTTGTCATTGTCAATCAATAAGACTTTGCAGCCTTTGACTGCTGCCAGAATGTGTGCCATATTTACGCTGGAAATGGTCTTTGCCACTCCCCCTTTGAGATTGATAATTGATAATGTTTTCATGTGGTATTCCTCCTTGTATCTGGTATGAATTTATAGTTGCTTCCCAGTAATGCACGGGGCGGGACTTGAACCCGCACCCGGCAGCTTCGGTGGCTGCTGCGCTATCCATTGCGCCACCCGTGCTTCTAATTCTCTTTGTAGAAAAATCTTAGATACCAAAGTGTCATATTGCCGTCTTCCTTGTATTCCAACTGCATTGTTGCGCCCGTGTTCTTGCAAAATGTCTTTACCGGGTCTGCCGTCTTTAGTTCTTCCAGTCTTTTCATTCCTCTTTTATGCTGTTCTTCAAGCGTTCCGTCCTTTTCAAAATCTTCCTTGCAGCTTTTTAACCATGAACTTTTTTCGTTTTCTCCTCTTCGGTACTCTCTGTCAACCAATGTGCCGTTGTCGTATGCTTCTACAATGTCAATCCAAGTTTGACGTGTACTACACTTTTCATCAGCCGCCCAGCTGCGCAGTGTGTTGATTTTCTTTCCCCAGTATTGCGCTGACTTTTTAGCTTCTTTCATTGTGTCTGCTGTATCTGCCAACTGCGCTTCTGCTCTTTTTATTCTTGCTTCATGGTCCATGGAAGAAAAGAAACAAATCGTTGCTGTTCCTAACCTCTGTTGTTTAGCGTTCATAACGCAAGTGTAATTCAGATTTTGTTTTTTAAGCTGTCTGCTCATTTTTTGGTATTCTTTTTTGATTTCCTGCAATGTCATTTTGTGTACCTCCGTTTGCTTTACTTCTTTAACTGTCTTTATTATATACTTACGGAAGTATAAAATCTATTGACATTCTGCACAATCTTACGGAAGTATATTTGTATATTTTGTATACTTCCGTAAGTATTTATTGTTATCTGCCCCGGCGTTTCAGTTCTTCCGCAAATTCTCTGACCGGAACTTTCACGGTCAGTGGTATGTACTTTCCGCAGTTATCCAGTTCATACAAGAACTGTGTTTCACCTTTTTTCAGATAGTGAAGTGTTGCAATATCTGTGACCTTGCGCAGTGCGACTGCTCCCGGTGTGATTGCCACGCAGCCTTGCGGCAGGTAGTATGCTTCCCGTGTTTCGCCGCCTTTCTCTGCCAGTCTAATTGCTACTGTGTCCCCAATCTCTAACGGGCACACCGCCTTGAAAAATTCTGCTTTCATTCCTCTTTGTCCTCCTGTTCGTATTTCTTCCGGTTCTCATGCTTTACAACCCAAGCTGCTTCCCTTACTACCACATAGACCAGAAATAAAATTCCAAGTCCCACGCAGACCGCAAAGAATGTCACCAGTGCTTTTACAGCTTCAATCAGAAATGCAATCATTGTTCTTTCCCTCCCTCATTTTCTGTTTCGCCCAGCCAATAGCCCGGCTGCTTGCGTTTATCTGGTGCAACTGGCGCACTCTGATATTATTTGTCTTTTCTTCTTCCTCTGCCTGCTGCCGTTCCAGCTGTCGGCGGTAAAGTAATTCTTTCCCGCTGTAATATTTCCGTTTCTTTTTCGTCACGTCTGCACCTCCTAAAAGTATTTACGCTTGTATCTGCTGCCCTTGCTGGCGCTCTGTTTTCTTCTCTGGCGCTGTTTCCGGCGTTTCTGAAACTTTGCGTCTTCTGTTGCCGCAACCTGCTTTTTGACTGCTTCATGGTCTATGTTGTCAACCTCTTCTTGCAGAACTTCCAGCACTTCAACTTCACTGTCCTTGAAAGTGAATGTCATACCGGGGTCATACTCTCCGCTTGTCCAGTCTTTCTGGAACTTCTCAAAATTATCTCTGTATCTATACGGCGCCTGTGGGTGGTACTGTTCGGCTTCATATATGCCCAGCATAACTTCTTTGTCGTCCTTGTCGTCCCAGTTGTAAAGGTGCCAGCTTTCGTGGTTGTCCCAGTTCCACTTTGACAAATACAGCACTATTCCGTCAAAGTAGTTACCCTCACGCACCATGCCTTTCATTTGCTTGCAGGTGAAGCCCTGCCCCTTTAATTCCTCTTTGATTTTCTCATAGTCCCTGCCGCCAGTATGTAACTTTGCTTTTACGATTAACGGCAAATACTGTGGCTGTTTATCTTCTTTTCTTGCCATTGCTTGTCCTTTCCAGTCTGTCTGCAATCCTCAATATGCTTTCCATTGACTTTCTAATGTTTGTGTCTGTGCCCTCTGTGATTTTCAGCACGTCTGCTATGTCCCGCAGTTCTTGTGCCATTTCTTCTGTTTCCCCGGTCACAATGTCATATTTATTGCGGCAGGCGGTGCAGACCTGCGAACCCTCCGGGATAACTTCACCGCATATCAAGCAGCGGTCAACGTCGTTCATTCTTCCCAGCTTTCGTATTTCTTCACACGCCTTGTCAAGTTCTGCACCTGCTCAACAAGGTTTGTAACCTCATGTGGTGACAATCCGGTTTGTTCGTAGTCGTACAGCTTCTTTGCGGCTTGATTGACTGTGACGTGTGGTTTTAATATGGCTTTCTGCCCGTTCTGGCTGTATTCCGTCAGTGTCGTTCTCTTCTGCCGCTTCTGTGGCTTCTGGGGCTGTCTGAACGCCCCTGCACGCTTCATGGTGCTGTAATATGGCACTGTCTGTTTCAATGTGTGGTCCATTGCTCCCATTTACTCTTCCACCTTTCTTCCTGTCTGCTCCATAACTCCCAGATAACCTGCTATTGTGTCCATTGCTTCTTCTGCGGACCAGCAAATCGCCGTTTCATATCCCTGCTGCCGCAGCTGTTCCAGCCACCAGTCCTGCTTGTCTGTGGTTTTGTTCTTTCCCCACTTCATTTCAACGTAAAGCCCGTGTTTGCCGTTTCTGGCTACTGGCAAGCATAAGTCCGGCACACCTGCTTTTACTCCCTGCCGTTTAAGGTTTGCCGCTTCAAGCTGGTTCCTGCTGCCGCCGTTTGGGATATGGTGCAGCAATTCCAGTTCTGGGAAGTCCTTTGCGTAGAACGTCGCCCAGTTTATAACTCTTTCCTGCTCTGTGGCTTCACTGCGCTTTCTGTAATATGCTCTACTCATTTGCTTCGTTTTCACCTCCTGTCTTTATATTCTCAAAGTAAAACTTTACTTTTTCGCAATTTTCTTTCACAATTCCGTACTTTTTCGCCAGTCTGTATATGAATACTTTTTCCAGCCGTTCCGGTAATGTTTCCAGCTGCTTTCTGAATTTCTCAATGCTCATTGTTGACTTATAGAAATTGCACGCCCGGCACGCTGGCATATAATTTTCAATGCTGTTTATCTCTGGCACTTTTCCGGCTTTCAATTCCTTTTCGTGCAAGTACACGGCTTCTATGTGGTCAACCTGCATTTCTTTGATTGTGATTTTGCAGCCGCAATACCCGCAGTGACCGTTCAAGCTGTCATACACCTGCTGCCGCATTGCCTTTGATATTGCTTTTCTTCCCTCTGCCATGCCTTACCCCTCCGTTGCCGCTTTTATCAATCTTTGCTGTATTGCTTCAAAGTCCAGCCGCAAGTCCCGCATATTCCAGTATGTACCGCAGCCCGTGCATTGTTCGTCTGTGTATGTATACGGGCAGGCTGTACAAATATCTGTTTCTTCCTGCAACGTCTTTGCGACTGCTGCCAGTTGAAAAGCTATGCCCCAGAATTTCTTCAAGTCAATTTCTGAAATATCCACCGGAACCGCTGCCGCCTTTTCAATTTCTGCGTCTGTGACTTTGTATTTCTCTTTCAATGTGGCATACATCACCTGCGCCGTCTGCTGCTCCCCGCCTATGCCACGTTCTGCCAGCGCTTTTATTTTCACCAGCTTTTCAATGATTTTCTGTCTATTTTCCATCAGTCTTCTTCCTCCGGTTCTCCTATCAGTGCCCGTGGCGGCTGGTTGCCGTCCATGAAGCCCGCAAAGAAAGCAGCCTTTTTCAACATTCTGTTTTCTTCGTCTGTTCTTTCCCGTTCTTCGCCCTTATGTTCTTGATAGCAACGGGCGTTTTCGTCCGGGAATAGGTTGTTTTTGAACTTAAAACCTGCCATGAACGCTTCCATTTCCCGTTTTAGTTCCTCTTTGTAGAAATTGAAATACAGTGTGATTTCTGCCGCTTCAACCTCTGTGCAATCGCAGCCACGCTTTTTTCTGCGGCTATAACTTCCGGTGTATCTGCGATAACTGGCGCTTCCTGTTACCATGTAGAAAATCTGCGTCAGCAGGTCTTCTTCTAAGTCGTTCTTGTAGCTGAACCAGTGCAGCGTCACTTCGTCCAGCGTTATTTCTTCGTCCTCAATTTCGTATCTGGCTTTTAATTCCTCATACATACGCATTGCGGTTTCTTTCTCTCCACCTACGCCACGTTCTGCAAGGGCTTTTATCTTTGCCAGTTTTTCTTTGATTTTGTCATGTTGTATCTGGTCCATGTTCTCACCTCATATACTGCCACGACTGCGGCGCTCTTTTAATTCCCAGTTCTTCCAGCGTCACTGCCCGTGGGTACTCTTTCACGTCTGCGACTTCCCAGCCGTAAACCTTGTTGCGGCTCCCTGCTGCATAATTGTGAATATCATGTGCAGGAACCTTGCTTTTCTTCTCTGCTTCTTCAAAGTTCTTGATTTCCAAAACCTCTGGGCAAATAAATTCACCCATCACCCCGGCACCGCCTGTCACGTATACCAGCACCCGGAACGGTGCTTTGCATTGCGGTTTTGTCTTCCGCAGTTCCAGAACCTTTTCACCTGCTGCCATTTTCTGCCACCATTTCTGGTGCAGTGATAATATGACCACTTGCATTTCTTCCAGTTCCGGTGGTTCCCATTGCTGCTTCATGCTCTTTTCCTCCTAAATCTTCAATACCTGCCCCGGATATATCAAATCTGGGTTCTTAATGCCGTTTCTGTGTGCCAGTGCGTAGCAGGCGGCACCGTTTCCGTAGAACCTCTGCGCAATTCTCCAAAGACTGTCACCCTTTTGCACTGTATATTCTTTCTGGTCTGTTAAGTTTTTCCCTACAACCTCCGGTGGTTCCTCTGGCTTGTAGTAGAACGCTTCTGCGACTGACCCGCAATACTGGCACCGTTCGCCCAGTTTTACTTCTGCCCCGCAAAATTTACACTTCATGTTCTGACCCTCACTGTTCAAATTCGCTTTTCAGTTCAATTCTGATATACAGAATGTGTTGCAGGTCTTCCACCCGGTATTTGCTGAACTGCTCAACTGGTATCTGTTCCGGCAGTCTGTCTGTCTTTTCCCAGTCCCACATCTGTTCTGTTGCTCTGTATGTTTCCATGCCCAGCCCCATTTTCTTTATGCGTCGCTGTGGGTTCACTGTTCCATGCACTGCGTTTGCTGCATATCCACGGTAAACAACCTGTCTGGCTGCGTTGTATATCACCAGTCTGTCACTGGGCGTCAGCTTGTCCAGAATGTCGCCCAGTCTGATTTCATTTTCCATTACCATTCGCCCCTCATTCTTCTTTCAATTCTTTCTTTCGCCTGCTGCACTTCTCTTGAATACTCTGTGTCTGTCAGTCCTTTGTTCCATACGTGCTGATATGCACCCGTCACGCCGTAGTTGTAGGCTGTCAGCACTTCTGCTTCTGTGCCGAACCTCTCTTGCAATTCTGCCAGATAATCTACACCGACAAGCACGTTGAAATATGGGTTTTCCACATTGTCCACATTCAGTCTGTGCATACGCTCTTCGTGCCACTTCGGTAATACCTGCATATATCCGGTTGAACCCTCTTTGCAGCTTGCGTCCCATCTGTACCCGCTTTCTATCTCTATAATTGCCAGCACCAGCGTATATTCAACGCCATATTGCTTGCAAATTATGTATGTGTACTGCTGCATACATTCTGGCAAATACCCGCCGTTGTCTGCGTAGTCCTCCGGCACTTCATAGCGTGTCCAACCCTCTAATTCCTCACCAGACCAGTCAAGGGACATAAGGTTGAACGGGTACGGTTCCTGCTGCACTGCTTCCGTGGTCGGCTGTGTCGGTTCCGGCTCTTTGGTATCTTCCGGCAGACTGTTTGCAGCTGGCTTGACTGCTGCCCCTACTGTAAACACAATCACAACCACTGCCAGCAGTCCTGCTGCAATGTAATTGCCGTATGCCTTAATTGCCCTTTTTATCCTCTTTCGCCTTAATATGCGGCTTATCTGCGGTGTTCTTCCTCTCACGCTTCTTTCCTCCTGTTCTGCCCTTTGGCTTTTCCTTTTTCCACATCTTCAAGTAAATATGCCACCCGGTCTGCTCATAGTAGACAGGTTCGCAAGATACGATATTGTAATTGCTGTATATCTTCTTGAACTCTTCCAGCCCGCCGTCTGGTGACTTTGCCAGCTGTTCCACTTTGCGTTTGCTGTATTTAAAATCATTGCACTTTTCTTCCGGTGCTGTCAGATTTCGGCTATACTTCCAGTGGTTCTGGTCACGCTGCTGCTTTTCCCCTCCGTCCTCTCTGGTTGTTTCCGGGCGGTCAAGGTTCCTGCTGCTTGAATAGCGTTTCTTTCCCTGCGGGTCTTTCACAATATACTTGCAAAGTCCCTCTATGCCGTTCTCATTCATTTGCAGGCGGTCTGCATTAACCCAGCCCAGCTGCTTTATACTGGCTCTATACTCTGGGTCGTCTGTCTTCTTCCAGTTGATACGGTCTTTCGTCCACATCAATTCCACGTCGTCACGGTCTAAACCACCGTTCATAATGATATGGTGATGTATTCTTTTAAGACACTGACCATCCTTGCTGTACTTGTATTCTGTTACCAGTATGTATTTAAGGGGTTCTAACCCCAGCTTCTTTCTGCGGTATGCTATTCTCCGCAGGTAGTTTGTCACAATGTTTTCTGCTTCCTCTACCGTTCCCGGCAGGTTCTCTGCGCTATATGTGCAACTTGTATGCAGGTCCCCTATGTGGAAGTTGCCATTTCCCAACTGTACCAGATAGCGTTTAGCGTTCTTGTCGTTCAAGTCCTTTTGCTTTGGGGCATTAACCTTTCTTTTCTTACCCCTCTTTCCTCTGCTTGCCTGCTCTGCTGCTTCTGTTCGTGGTATTATATCCACTTCTCTATACTCTGCGCAGTCTATCTTCTTCTCCCTTATGAACACCACTGCACTTCCTTTTCTGTCCTATACCGTTTTAAGCGTATAAGGGTATACCAGAAGTGGGGTGGGGTTCTTCTTCTCCCTCTTATCCCTCCTGTTCATTATCCATACAGCGTATATATATTTATATATTTCGTAGGAATGTTAATACCCCATACAAGCCCGTTTAACAGGTTTGAAACCCGCTATTTTCAAAGGCTTTCGCCCTCTAAAATGTTTGACTTGTAGCCGCCAATATGGTATAATAAACGTGTATTGAATTATTACATATTGACTTTTGAAAAGCCTTTGATTTTGTGTTTCCGGCACATCTTCAAAGGCTTTTTGCTTGCCCTTTTTCATGGGTCAAATGTCAGAACATCTGTTCTTTATGCGTGTGCTGTCGCACCCGCTTTCAGTAATTCAGTTACCAGTTCCCAGTCTTCCAAGAACAAAGCGGAACGCAAGGACACATCGTAGCCGACGAGAGAACGGGCGTAGAGCAAGTGCAGCGCACCAGCACCACCGCTGGAAGTGTTGAAGAAACCCGAACCCCGGCCAGGCACGCTTTCTTCAAGTTCGCTGTCTGCCCAAAGTCCAGCTGTTTCATGCTTCCAGTCATGCGGTACAATTCCCAGCTTGTACGCAATTTCCGGCACTTCGTCCAGTTCTTCCAGCTGCAAGTCTGCCATGTGGCAGCCCTCCCAGTTTTCTTCGATTTCTTCCGCAACGGACATTACCACATCACCAGCACTGTTGCCGTACAGCTTCAACGGTCTGCCGTTCACCTCTGCAACGGTCCAGTCTGGCTTCTCTGTGTAGCCCTCAACTGCTGCGTCGTTGTTCGGCGTGTATTCCACAACGCCTTTGTGCAGACGCAAGCCCGTGACCCATTCCCAGAAATTACCGCAAAGACCAAACACGCCGTCTGCTGTTCCGTCATGGGACCATGTGAGGGGGTCGCACCCGGTCAGCGTGCGTCCGGCGCTGTCGTATCTCACGCCGCTTTCCTGCTCATTCTTCGAGTTTCTGCCGTAGTTTGTATTACCGCCGATTGTGTGCCCCAGTTCCTCTGCTTCATGCAGTAGATAGACAAACTCTGTATTTGTCATAAGGTGCCAGCCCTTGCCTTTTCTTCCGCAGGCTGCCGCCGCTTCATCATAACTGATAGTGTGTTTTGGCTGCTGGTAAGGTAATGACGCCGGGACGCCCTTAATCATGGTGTTGGTGAACTGCGACACCAGAACCGCAGGAACAATCTTGTTTCTGATTTTGAACAGTTCCGGCACGTCCTCCGGCTCATAGGTCCCCGGCTCCATATAAAACATGGTCATGTAATTTGGCAGTCCTGCACTGTCCATGACAATGACTGCTTTTTTCTTCACAAATTCTTTCATTTTGTGGCTTTCCTCCTTGTATCTGGTATGATTTTTATTTGAACAGCCTTGCTGCTATTCACTGCTATTGACTTTTGAAAAACCTTTGTTTCTGCTGCTGCCCGGCGCTCACGCTGACTGCTTTTCTTTCTTCTCCGGCTCTGGCTGTGTCACTGTCACGGTGACTTTCACGCCCTCCCGCTGGGATATAATCAGCGCCAGCGTTTCAAAAAAGCGCTGGGCATTGAATGTTCCTTGTACTTCCATTCCTGCGCCCTCCTTTATACGGACTGCGGCGCAATTTTCTGTGCCATGCCCTTTGCAAATCTTATGCCCTGCATGAACACCAGAAAGTCTTTCTTTTCCTGCGGTTCAAGTTCCCCCAGAAAAGCCATGACCTCTGTTGCTTCCTGCTGGTTTTCAGTTGCAATCATGGTTTCCATGTTTTTAACTTCTGTCATGGTCTGTTCCTCCTTTCATGCTGTGTGGTTTCGCAAGCGGTAAACGCTTCTGTTGTAGCGGTTACTGCTTGTTTAACTATATATTATAGCGGTTACTGCTATTTGTCAACCCTTTTTCCGTTTTTAATATTGACTTTTTTAGCGGTTACTGCTATTCTTTAAACATAAAAGAAAGGCGGTGAAGTCAAATGACTATCAATGAACGTGTGAAGCATTTTAGAAAAGATGTTTTGCACATCAGCCAGACTGAATTTGCAGTAAGTCTGGGAATGAAGCAAACTGGCGTCAGCTACATGGAACGGGACGGCTCAACCGTCACTGACCAGACAATCAAGGCAATCTGTCTTCTTTATAATGTGAATGAAGAATGGTTGCGCACTGGTTCTGGTGAAATGTATATACAGCCGGACACATTCAGCCTTGACGGCTTCGTGAAGTCTAAAGGTGCCACGGGTCTTGAATTGGAAATCATAAAGACGTACTTTGAACTTGACCCAGAAATTAGAAGAACTGCCGTGGAATTTTTCAAACGCAGGCTTGTTGCTGCTGTTACTGCGGACCCTGCATTGTTAGTTCCAGACAATCCAGAAGATTTAGAAGCCCAGTGCCCGCCCGTTGACACTGGCAGTGTTTCCGGGACAGACGCCGGGTGATAACGCACCCAGCGTCCCCCGCTATTTACAAATTATAAGTTGCGTTGCTCCATTGAAATCTAAATTATAATAAATAGTGTTTATGCTGCTGTAATAGATTGCGTACACTCTGCAATCATACCAGTGTATATATTTTTTTATCATGTGTGACCACCTTTCCAGCGTGGCAAGGCTGGGCGCACTCACTATTATAATTTCTATGTTTTTGTGGATATTCGCAAGAAAGGTGGTTTTATATGGGTTTACGTTTCAGAAAAAGCGTGAAAATTGCCCCCGGCGTCCGTCTTAACATCAGCAAGAAAAGCGTTGGTATAAGTGCAGGCGTCAAGGGGTATCGTAAAAGTATAAACAGCAGCGGCAGGGTCACAACCAGCATAGGGGTTCCCGGCACTGGTGTTTCTTACGTTAAGACCGAGAATTTGAAAAGCAAAAAGAAAAAGGCAGTCAGCAGCCGTGTTTCTTCCACTGCTGCCGCCGCCAGTTCCTCTGTTTCCTCTCCTGCTGCCGCTCCTGCTCCTGCTAAAGTTCAGAAAGCAGCTACGCAGCCAAAAGAGAAGCCGCCAAAGACCACGGCAGTTTTGCAGGAAAGACCAGACGCCAGCTTTGTTGTGTTCGGCGTCGTTGCTCTGGCTGGTGCCGTGTTCCTCTTTGCTTCTTCTCATGTTATTTTTTCAGTTGTTGCCGCCCTGTTCGGTATCTTCTGTCTGTATAGCTTTATACACATAAAGCGACACCCGGAAGACCCACGATACATCACGGAAGAACAGCTGACACGCTGGGGGCAGCTGGTACACTCCGACGCAAAGACCGTTTCCCAGCTGCAAAAAGCGTCCGTTCCTGTTCTGGTGGATTTAAAGAAGCGTGCTGCGTGGCATTATGAGCAGGTTTCTTCCGTTGGCTTCGGTCCAGACGTTTCATACTACGGTCAAGCCTTGATTGACGTACAAAATCAGATTGTTGCTTTATCTGAATTTGTCATGCTGCAAGGTGATAACCCTAAACAGGATTTAGAAAACTATTCTTCTTTTGTAAGTCAGAAAATAACAGCCTTTACAGACGACATTCTGAAAGACTAATAAAACAAAATGCCCCGGTCGTGCTGGGAACACTTCCGGGGCGTGCAAAGATATGTCATACCAGATACAACAATACCGTCTGCAATTTTGATTATATCACCAGCAGGCGGGAAATGAAAGGAAATGCAGGTGATACAATAGTGAAAAAGATTGATTTAAGCCCGGAACTTGTCCGGGTTGCTTTATATATAAGGGTTTCCGGGGAAGAACAGAAAATAAAAGGTCTGTCACTGGAAGCCCAGCAAGAACGACTGGAAGCATACGCAAGGGAACGTGGCTGGGTCATTGTTGGAATTTACATTGACGCTGCCAAGACCGCCAGAAAGAACATTCATAAAAGAACCGACTTTCAACGCATGATGGACAGTGTGAAGCGTGATGAAGTGGATATTCTTCTTTTCTGCCGCCTTGACCGCTGGTTTCGTTCCGTGGCAGATTATTATAAAATCATGGAAGTTCTGGAAGCGCACAACTGCGACTGGAAAACCACTGATGAAGAATATGACACCACAACCGCAAACGGGCGTCTGTATATTAACGTGAAGCTGTCCATTGCCCAGAATGAAGCGGACATTGACGGGGAACGAATAGACGTTGTATTTGACAGTAAGATTGCCCACGGCACCGTTGTTTCCGGCTCTGCCCCCTTTGGCTTCCGTGTTAATGAGGGAAAGCGGCTGGAAGTTGTGCCAGAAGACGCAGCCATTGTGCAAGACGCTTTCAACTACTTTGAAACTTCGATTTCCCAGCGTGCTACTGTCCGCTATATCCGGGAAACCTACGGCGTGAACTGGTGTGACGCCACTTTCCGGCGTATGCTGAAAGAAAAGCTGTATACTGGGGTGTATGACCGGGGCGGCAGGTTCAATGACCATTTCTGCCCGGCAATCATCAGCAAGCAGCAGTTTGACCGTGTGCAAGCGCTTCTGGAACGCAACGCACGTTCTGTTCCGTCTGGCAAGGTATATATTTTCACTTCCATTCTGACTTGCGCTGAATGTGGGCATAAACTGGTCGGGTACAAGTCAAGTGATTATTATTATTACCGCTGCAACCAGCATTTCCAGCGTGGGCGCTGCTCTCATAATCATTCAGCCCGTGAAGACGTCGTGGAAAAGTGGCTGTTTGAACATCTGGCAGAGGAACTGGAACGCTGCCAGCTGGAATGGGAAGTTGCCGCAGCCAAAAAGAAAGCGTCCGTTGCCCGCACTGATAAAGCAGCACTGAAACGGAAGCTGACCAAGTTAAAAGAATTATATGTGAATGACTTAATAGACATTGAGGACTACAAAAGGGACTATCAAATATATACTGCTGCACTTAAACAGATACCGGAACCCAGCATTGAACCGCCGCCAGACTTCGCAGCCGTCCGCAGGCTCCTTGATAATGATTTCAAAACAATTTATGAGAATTTGACCCGTGAAGAAAAACGCACGCTTTGGCGTTCTGTCATTAAAGAAATTAGAATTGATAATGACCAGAATATCACGGGTGTTGTTTTTGGGTAG